GTTACAAATGGTGTTGCGGGAGTAGTTGTCCCCGCTGGACGATCGACATTGATTGCTGATGTGACAAATGGTGTACGCATTGCGTCTACGGATACGTTTCCTACGGGAACCAGCATGATATTCCAACAGACGAGTGCCCCGACAGGATGGACAAAACAAGTAACACATAACGATAAAGCCGTACGGATCGTCAGCGGATCAGTAGGAAGTGGTGGCTCATTAGGTTTCACAACAGCATTTTCTTCAACGCGAACTGTTGTTGGAACCACGGATGGAACAGCAATCACAATTAATCAGATGCCTCCCCATAGTCACGATACGACACTTCCGATGGGAACCGATACAGGGTCCCCTGGCGATAAAGTTCTGGCAGGAAAAAATAACGGAGGTACGCGTGTCTTTACATCGACAACCGTTGGTCTTGGCCAAGCTCACTCTCACCCATTCACAAGCTCATCTTTTAATATGTCTGTCCAATATTTGGATTTTATCATAGCCACGAAAAATTAGTCACATGATGGACTCCCTCCCTTCTGAAAAGCGGAAATGCCATCGATGCAGTTTCGAAAAAGGCTGCCGGGAACTTGTGTTGTCGGGAGCGTGCGAACGCTGGACGCATATCAAGGGCTCTGACCCTCAGACGGGAGAGCCCTTGAACAAGTGGAGCTGCATCGACGATCTGCAGCACATTCTGCTTTTGGAAATCGGAAACCAAACCTCGAAAGCTTCGGTCGAAGTGAACGCTCTTCGAAACGAGGTTGCCAAGGCGCATTCCGAACAAATGACAATGGCGTCAATCGCCGTTCAGAGATCGGCTGCGGCGGTCCAAGACACGTTCTCAAAAACGCTGGTTGACTATCTACCTCCAAGCAGGCCGACACGCCTTTTGGAAAGCCAATAACCCATCCGTGCGCGTTCAGAGCCGGAGAACCCCGCTCATGATTGAACTGATCCTGTCGACTTGCAGCATTGTATCCGGTGCTGCGTGCAAGGACGTTTCTCTGATCTATTCCGACATTTCACTGATGCAGTGCCAGATCGGAATTATGGCCCAGAGTGAATCTGCAAAATGGGCAAATGAGCATCCGAACTGGCGGGTAGAAAAGTACCGCTGCCAGGTACCGGGCACGTTCGCGAAACTCTAGACAATGAGGCTTACATGATCACCCTCACCCGTGAGGCGTGGAAGAAGTTCGCGCCCGGATGCCCAGCGAACTACACCGAAGCTCTGTTCGGAAATCTCGAGCTTCTAACCGAGCATGGCATCCTCGAAACCGAGCTTCGGTGGTGTCATTTCTCAGGCGGCACTGTTTACGCGGAAACCGGCGGATTTCGTGATATCAGAGAGAACCTCAACTACACCACGCTAGGCGCACTGAGGAAGGCGTGGCCGTCTCGCTTTGGTCATATGCCCGACAGCCAGGCGAAGACGTACCTGCGCAATCCTCGAAGACTGGCAAGCAAAGTCTACAACGGGAGAATGGGGAACCGGCCCGGGTCATCGGACGGTTATGATTTCAGGGGCGGTGGCTGGATTCAAACCACCGGACGTTCGGCGGTTGAAGCCTACGCCAAGAAGCTTGGCATCGAGGCCGGGTCGAGCACGCTCGACGATCCCGTTATGACGCTTCAATTCGCAGTCCTCGAATGGACCGAAAAGAACTGCAACGCGCTCGCTGATCAAAACGACCTCGTCAAGATTGCGAAGGCCATCAACGTCGGATCAGCTGACAGCAACGTCATCCCGAACGGTCTTGATAATCGCCGAGAAGGCTTTGCCAGAGCGTGGAAGCTCTGGGGCGAATACGACGCTGATGCGGCGAAGGTCGCTGCAAAGCCCACGTCGAAGAAGGCCATCGGAGCGATAACAACCGGTGTGGCGACTGCCGTCAGTCTCGTCAGCCAGACCGTTCCAACGGCAATCGAAGCGGTTTCATCTGATCCAATTGGAACGGCTGAGAAGGTCGTTTCAACAGGACAGCGCGTTCAGGCCGTGGCGGAGCAGGGCGGAAGTCTTGCGCGCGTTCTCACGTCCGTCGCTTCCGCTGAAACCTTGACGCTAGGCGGCCTCGCAGTCCTCGGAGGGTCGTTGTTCTGGCTGCTTTGCATTTATCTCCCAAGGAGGCTCGCATGATGCCTGCACCTGTTGCGGCATGGCTCGGAACGGCGATCGGCAAAGCCTGCGTCGGGTTCGGTATCTTGGCCGCTATCGCAAGCATCTGGTTCGGATGGCTTTGGAACCACGACAAGAAGGTTGTGACGAAGTTCGTCGAGAATTCGAAGATCGAGGGGAAAAACATCAATGCGAAAAATGAAACTGTTCGGGCTCGCGCTGATCGGCCCGGCGCTGCTGAGCGGGTGCGCAAAAACTATTGTCGTGACTGCTGAAAGCCTCTGCAAGGACTGGCGGCATCAAACCGTTTCGAAAAACGATCATCTTACTGATCGCACGGCAAGTCAGTTCGAAAGCAACAACGGGTCGCGTGTGAATTGGGGCTGCGCCCCTGGCAAAAACGAAGCGAAGGGGTGAGTCATGCTACTCGACTATCGAACTGCCTGGACCAAGATCAAATCCCTCTTGGCTAAAACAACGAGCGTTCTTTCTTCGATGCTGAAGATCGTGTCGCCGCAATGGAGCAAGGCGGAAACGACGTGGAACGGCTGGACGGTGACGAAGCGCGGGATCGCGCTCGGCATCCTCGCAGTCGGGGCAGTGTTCGCCTGGAAGTTCAGTCTCGACATTACGCGACTTGTGTCTGGTTCGTACCGATCAGCACATGCTTACGGTTACGGTCAGAACGTCAGCCGGTCGGATCTGTCGGGCATGGCGCATATGTCGGACATTTCCGCCATTCAACGACAGATCGATGATCTCAAGTCGCAATTATCGAAAATCGACGACACGATAGACAAGGCTCAGGCATCCAAGATCACGACCGGCTCTTTGCCGGCCAAGAAGAAGCGGCGCTAACCTCAAAAGGAGAGCCGCTATGGCCTTCGCAGAGCCACGGAGCTGGTACGATGCCAACGATAGACCTGATCTGGAACAGCATCCCGCTCAAAGATCAGGTCACCTTCATCAGGCAGGAACAGCTAACCCTCATAAACAGGGTCTCCAAAATGGAGAACGAGTATCAGTCCGGCCTGTGTGTCAGGGTCCTAACGCTGCTCAGCCAAATCGCCTCTCCGAGGGAGTGGGCATTGGGCCTGGGCATTCTGCTTCTGCTGGCGGTGGGCGTCGTGTCTCCAGCCGAAATAAAGGCGTTCTTTCTGAGTGCGCACGGTGGCGAATAAGGCTCGGGATTCTCGTCTTCTTGTTCTGGCTTTCCGGCGTTGCCATCACCCGGGTTGCGATGGTCGATGTTCCGGTCAGGGTTTCAGTCCCACATTTCAAACTCAGTTCCCGCTAGAGACCCGCTCCCCCGCGCAATCTCTCTAGACGGGCGATGCCCCGCTGATCTCCTTTCCGCTGGGAGGTCAGCGGGGACTTTTTGCGTTTAGGCCGTTGCTTCAGTCTTTGGGGTTAGGTGGATCACGTTCGACGCGCCTTGCAGACAATACCGTTCCCACGCCGCCATGAGCTCGCGTCGCTTCTCAAGTGCGTCTCCGCGCTTATAGGCTCTCTCGGTCTTATCGCCGACGATATGGGCCAGGGCGGCTTCTGCCAGTGCGTCCGGGAAGGTGGTGGCCTCGCTAACCCAATCTCTGAAGGTCGACCTAAAACCGTGGACCGTGACGTTCAACCCGAAGCCTTTCAGGCATTCAGCCATCGCCATGTTCGAAAGCTGGTCGTTCAGCGATTGACCTGGAAACAGCCAAGCGCCCTCGAACTTTTTCATCTCTTGAATGATCTCTAGGCTTCGCGGCGTCAGTGGAATGCGATGTTCTCGCTTGGCTTTCATGATGGCGGCCGGCCGAGTCCATACCTTGTCACCCTCGTTAACCTGGACGAAGGCAGCGTTGATCGTCTCCGAGGTGCGCGCAATGGTCAGGATCGTAAATTCCAACGCCAAAGCAGAGATGCTGTCGAGCTTTTTAAGATCCTGCATAAACGACGGTAGATCAGCCCACGGAAGTGCCGCGTGATGCCCACGTGCGATAGCGTCTGGTTTCGATAGCAGATGGCTGAGATGGCCTCGCCAACGGGCCGGGTTGTCACCGGAGCGAAGTCGCCTGACCGTCGCGCCATCAATGACGCGTTCAATGCGACCGCGAATGCGTGAGGCCGTCTCTGGCTTCGTGAGCCATATCGGCTTTAGCACGGCAAGAATATCGTCTGTCGTAATCTTGTCGACCGGGATGGATCTTAGAGACCGACAATAAGTCTCTCCCAGCGTCATCTTCCACTGCGCCTTGTGCTTCTCATTCTTGAAAGCGGGCAGGATGGAATCCAGAAGATCGTCAACCAGTTCACCGAATGTCGGGACGCCGCCGTTCTTCAGAAGTGCTTCGCGAGGATCCTTGCCCTCAGCAAGCTTTGTCCGGCAACCCGACGCCAGAGAGCGAGCCGAGGCCAGGGTGATATCGCGAGCCGTTCCGATGCTTAGCGTCTTCTCTCTGACCTTGTCGCGACTGCCGCGCTTGAAGCGGAATACCCATAGCCGCTCGATGGCGTCCGATCTTTTTCGAACTTGAAGATAGAGCCCCCCGCCGTCTGCATACCTACCGGGCTCGATCAAGGTGGCGACGGTGCGTGCCGAAAGAAGGTTTAAGCCCCTCGTCATTATGCCTCCGGTGCTTTGGACTGGTTCCCCCACCGGTCCCCACACGGCGTCGCGCTCTAAGGCGACGGGCTGTGACGACCTGCACCGATTTTGACGCGGTAATTGGCTGTGTTTCAATGAATTTTCGCTCGCGTTGTGACTCTGTGCACAAGCATTGAGGCGGACACTCTCTCCGCCATTGAAATCACGCAACTCTAGGAAATAACTTACGTTTTTTTACTTTCAATTTTT